AATATAAACAATTTGAGTAAAGCAGATAAAGATTATTTAGCACATTTAAGTGTTAATAAAATGAAACAATTAATTAGTTAATCTAATAAAAAATGACAGAAAGAGAAAAAAACGCTAGTGATAAGGCACAAAAACTAATTAGCAGATTTATTAGTGAATGTGAAGTAGATGAAGATTCTGCAAAGAAAGCAGGTTTGATTCTTATAGATGAATTATTTAAGTGGGGATTACCTTACACCTATCAGATAGAATTTTGGACAGAGGTTAAGAGATATTTAAAATGAAAAAGAAAACAAAAGATCAAGCACTTAAAATTTATAGTGCTTTTTTAAATAGGAAAAACCTCAATATATCCGAGGCACATGACAACTCAATAGCAGTAATTAATATAGAGATTAACGAATTATTAATAGAGATTAAAGAACCGTTAATAAAGATTAAAGAATTTATTGAAATGAAAGATTACATCACAAACATACACTTAAAATGACGGCACAAGAAATAAGCGACAGAATAGTAAAGAAAACTAAAGTAAATGTTTTTGAAGACAGTAGAAGAAAAGAGGTAATACATTACCGTTCACTCTTGATTTACTTGCTTAGAGAAAAGATGAATCTTAGATGGATGAACATAGCGTTATTCTTCAAGGCAAATGATAAGAGTATAACACACGCAACTGTAATACATTCACATCATTACTATGAACTTTACAAGGATGAAAACCCCAAACTGGAAGAGTTAGAAAAACAGTTTAATTTTACACCGGTTGATCTTGACACATTAGACAAGATTCATATGTTAGAAAATAAAGTTAAAAATTTAAGAAAAATAATACAGAAATATGAAAAAGTTAGTTAGTTCAGTAAGAAAGTCATTAAGGAATTTATTCACAGAAGATGATCCCACAAAAATATGGGTTCAGATACCTAGAACTTTTAAAACAAAGAAAGATCAGAATTACATGATTCGAAGAACAAAGGATTTTATAATTGAAAACACAGAGGTGGGATAATGGAAAACTTTGATAAGGATTATGAGGATGGAAACAATATTGAAAAATTAGTATTAAATTTAATATTAAAAAAATATCCAAAAGCCTATATCAAAGAAGGTTATTTTAAAGGGTGGGATATACACATCCCCGAAGTAGATAAAACAGTAGAAGTTAAATTTGATCGTGTTGCTGAAACAGGTAAAAACATCTTAATAGAAATTGAATCAAATAATGAACCATCGGGAATGTCAACAACAAAGGCTGACTTTTGGGTAATATATGATAACATTAAATTTTACTGGTTTAAAACAGAACAAATAAGAAAGTGCATTTATGAGAATAAATTAGATTGGAGGGAATACAAAGCCAATCAAGACAATAAAACAAAAAAGGCTTATATGATAAATAAAGAATTACTTTTAAAATACCAATATGTACAAAACTGAAGATATAAAAAAACAATCGTTAGATGCGATTAAAAAAAACAATTTGATTTTTGTAGGTGATATTTTTGCTTATACTCCATTTGTTAAAAAGACTTTCTATGAACACAAACTACACGAAAGTGACGACATAAAAAGCGCACTTGATAAAAACCGGGTTAGTATGAAGGTGTCAATGAGAGACAAATGGTATCACTCAGATAATGCAACACTTCAGATAGGTTTGATGAAGTTAATAAGTGAGGACAACGAAGCACACAGGCTAAATGGAACTAAGCAAGAAATTAAGCATGAGCAAAAAGATAATGAGTTTACTATTAAGATAGTAAAGTGAATCTTGATGTTAACGTTGTCTTTGAACACCTTATAGACTCAAAGGCTAAAATAGTATGTGAGCAAGGGGGTACTAGATCGGGTAAAACCTACAACATATTGATGTGGATTATATTTTATTATTGTCCCAAAAACACAGATAAGATAATAACCATTTGCAGAAAATCTTACCCGGCACTTAGGGCATCTGTGATGAGGGATTTTTTTTCTATATTAAATGCTCATCAAAAATATGATGAATCAAAACACAACAAATCAAATTCTGAGTATCACCTATTTGGAAACCTTGTTGAATTTATTAGTTTAGATCAACCCCAAAAGGTAAGAGGTAGAAAACGTGATTTACTTTTTATCAATGAAGCAAACGATTTAATATGGGAAGATTGGCAACAATTAATTTTTAGAACACAAGAACGTATAATAATAGACTTTAACCCATCAGATGAATATCATTGGATATATGATAAAGTTATTCCTCGTAATGATTGTGATTTCTTTAAAACTACTTTTAATGATAATCCTTTTCTTGAAGATTCTATTAAAGAAGAAATTCTTCGATTAAAATCTACTGATGAACAGTATTGGCAAATATACGGATTGGGTGAACGATCAACCAGTATATCCACTATCTTTAAATATGTAGAAACAGATCAGATACCAACAACTGCAAACCTTATTTCTTATGGAATGGATTTTGGCTACTCAAACGATCCAACTACTTTAGTAAGTGTTTATATCGAAGATTTTAATTTGTACGTTAGAGAGCATTTATATAGGACTCAGATGACAACCAATGACATTCATCAATTCCTACTAGATCAGCACCTAGAAAATAAACCGATTTATGCAGATTCAGCAGAACCAAGATTAATTGATGAACTTAAAAGAATGGGGCATACAATATTTCCATCTATAAAAGGCAAGGATTCAATTAATGCAGGTATTGATTTACTTAAGCGTTATAAGATAAACATATTAAGCACATCCACAAATGCCATTCAAGAATTTAGAAACTACAAATGGCAAGAAGATAGAACTGGCAGATTAATTAATTCACCCGTAGACAAGAATAATCACATTATTGATCCTTGTAGGTATGCTACTTATTCTATTCTATCTAAACCCAACTTTGGAAAATATGCAGTTAGTTAAAACTATTTAATAAAGTTTTTGTTTTATAACTTATTTATATTACCTTGCATATATGATTAACAAACAAACAAACAAAATGGAAACAATGAAACCTTTATTCACAGACATAGAACTAAAAGAGATTATTCATGATATAGATATTGCCTATATTGATATGATGGATAGTGAGGTACACAGACAAGAAGTAAATTGGTTTGTGCATGATCTTGAAATATTTGCAAGTGTGTTGTGTATTCGTGAAACACTTAGTGAGCCATACGAGACTTATGATCATCAAGAGCCGGGAACATACAGATATTTTTTTGAAATTGATGATTGTTGTGCGTATTTTAACGATGAAGATTGTATTACAAATCATCAGTTAGAAAATATAATAGTCCCAGTTTTAGAAGTTAAAATTCACCCACATGGATAAGATACAAAATACACACGATGCAGAATATTGGAACAATGCACATCTTTGTTCTAGTATTCTTAGGGGATGGCATAAGATCAAACCCGGCAACGAAGAAATAAGATCAGTAATGACTGCTCTTCAAGAGATGACATTTTATGTAGCACGTTTAAAGCACGATGCACAAGCAAAGGATAAGATAGTAGAAGAGTACAAATTAGAAAGGAATAAGTGGTGCATGAGGGCGCAACAAGCAGAGCGAAGATTTGACAACGCAGAGAAGTTGATAGATATTTAAAACTTTTGTTTAGTTGGTTAATTAGGGCAATCAGAAATGGTTGCCTTTTTTTGTGTTTAAAAATCCCTTCTGTTTTGCGTTATATATTTATGAAAGCAAGTGTAACTGTACCAAGTCTATCTGAAATTACCCTAGAACAATATCAAAGATTTTTGAAAGTTCAAGAGATTAACAAGGAAGATGAATATGTTCTTCAGTTAAAGATGATTGAAATATTTTGTAATGTTGATTATAAAGATTGCAGAAACATCAAATTTTCAGATGTTGAAAAAATCATCGAGGTACTCACAAAAACCTTTCAAGAAAAACCCGAACTTGTAACTACTTTTAAAATGGGTGGTGTAGAGTATGGATTTATTCCAAATCTACAAGAAATTTCTTTTGGTGAATACATTGATTTAGATTCTTTTCTACCATCAGAACAAGATTTACACAGGGCAATGAATGTGTTGTATCGTCCAATAACAAACAAGGCAGCAGGGAAATATTCTATTGCAGAATATGACATTGACACAAAAGAGATAATGAAGCAGATAAAATTAGATGCAGTTCTTGGTTCTCTTTTTTTTTTTCAAAGTTTAGGCTTGGAGTTACTGAGCGTTACGAGCAATTATTTACAGGAGGAACTGGAGAAACAACCACAATTTCAGCAGGATTTGGAAAAAAGTGGGGATGGTATTCAAGCATCTATGCACTCTCTCAAGGAGATATTGAAAGATTTGAAAGTATCACTTCCCTTGAACTAGACAAGTGTTTAACGATGTTGACATTTATGAAAGAAAAGAACGAAGCAGAAGCACAACAAATAAAAAATAAGCAAAGAAGATGAGCCAAGGAATAAGAGGTTTTTACCAAGTAACCAAAACACTAGAAGATCAATTGCTTTTAGATGAGAACTGTAAAACAGTTACCACTGGTGACATATCAAAAATCAATCTCGAAAAACAGGATATCTTTCCCTTGTCTCACATACTAATAAACAGTGTGACACAAAGCGACAATAACGGAAGTGCAACATATACCTTTAATGTTTCTATTCTTTCAATGGATATTGTTGATCAAAGCAAAGAACCAACCACAGACTTGTTCAGAGGCAATGACAACACACAAGACATTCTAAACACTCAAATGTCTGTAAGTAACAAGTTGATTCAGATAATGCGAGGAGGGACTTTATTTCAAGATATGTATCAAGTACAAGGTGATGCTACTTTTGAGTTTTTCACAGAAAGATTTGAGAATGAACTAGCCGGTGTTACTGCTACTTTTAACATCACGATTTACAACGACATTTTTATTTGCTGATGGATTATTTAGAACTAAGTAAAGCCTTAAATGCATTTGGCAAATATGTCATTCAGCAATCAAGATCAAACCTAACTAAAAAAGGTAAAAATTCTACAAGTGATTTGTACAATTCTTTAAAGTACGAACCGAGACAAGAAGAGGGTGCTTTTTTGATTGATTTTATAATGGAAGATTATGGTGCTTTTGTAGATGAAGGTGTAAGGGGTGCAGGTAGCAGTTCGAATAATAGAACATCACCATTTAAGTTTGGAAGTGGAACTGGTAAAAAAGGAGGTTTAACTAAAGGAATTAGTAAATGGATTAAACAAAAACCCATTAAACAATGGAAGGATAAAAAGACAGGCAAATTCCTATCCTACAAATCAATGACATTTTTGATTGCTAGGAGTATTTACAACAAAGGAACTAAGCCAAGTCTATTTTTTACAAAGCCTTTTTATTCGGCTTTCAAACGCTTACCAGTTGAGATATTAAAGGCATTTAAATTAGACATTGAAAAGGCAATTGTGTTAGGCACTAAAAGATAATTATGGCAAATATATTAGTAAGATCACCAAGGTTTGAAACCTTTACAATGTCGGCATCAGCCAATAGTATTAAATTAGAATTGTACATAGGTGGAGTTTTAAGATATACTATTATTAAAAATTCTGCACCAAGCAGTGTTGTTACTTTTGAAATAGCGGAATTAATTAGGGATTATATTACGCAAACATTTGATGGAAATTATACAACATCAACTGTATCAACTGCATCTTCAAATGTAAAGCAATACACAGGACAAGATGGCACAGGCAATCAAGGCAGTCCAACTGCTATTGATCACATTGCTTTTAATGGATACGGAACTTTTATGGAAGGTTCTAATCCAACAATAACATCTCCTTTGTGGATGGTTTCAAAAGACGTAATTAAAAATGGTTACTATGTTTATTATCCTTTAAACACAAGTGGTAAAATTCCAATCATAACAAATGCAGGAAGTATTAGTTACAAGACATTCGCAACAGATGCCACAAGTGCAACACTTACAGGTGCTGACACAATTAACATTGTTAGAGTTGATTGCACAAAATACGGAAATGGGAATAAAATAACATTTGTTAATAAGTTTGGAGGCTTACAAGATTTGTGGTTCTTCCTTAAAAGTGTTAAAGCAACTACATCAACAAAAGAAACCTACAACGCAAACACAATAAGCACAAGCACAGGTTCAGCGACTTACTCAGTAAACGCACCAACTAAAACAGTTTTTAATAAAACGGCAAATCAAAAGATTAGATTAAGCAGTGGATATTATCCCGAAGGTGCTAATCCTTTCTTTGAAGAATTGTTACTTTCTGATCAAGTATGGTTGACACAACCCGATCCCTACGATCCATCAACAGAACAAGTAGTTCCAGTGATTATTTCCACATCTTCA